TGAGTCCCGTCAGGCAGCGGAGCTAAGAGCAGCGGCAAGTGCAGTGCGCGCCCGTTGCGCATCAGTGGCGTTCGCGGGCAATGCCTTCATGGCATCACTCACGGAGACGGGCGCGCCCTTGGCTTGCAGCGTCGGTTTGTCGCCGCTGGGCGAGGGGACAGGTTTCGGTTTCGGTTTGGCTTGCGCAGCGGGCGCACCCTTCTCCTCCGGCTTCACTTCCACGAACTGCACCCCTTGCTTGAGCTTCTGCGCTTGCTTGAAGCCCAACACCAAATACGCCTGCACTTCCTCCCAGTTCGCCACCCGAGTCTTCGCCTCGGGCACGAGCTGCAAAAAGCTCAGCATGATGTTGTTCGACTCGCTCTGCGGTTTCAGCAGGTCAGGCACCAGTTGCAGAGCCGCCTTGGCTGGCTGCGTGCGCTCGCGCTCATGCAGCGTTACCTTAACATCGGCATAGGCTTCGATCTCTGCTTCCGCTTCCGCAAGCTTCCGCGCCACCTTTTCGGCGGTGATCTCGATGGTTTTGCCGTTGCGCTCATACTCATGCCCCTCGGCATGTTTCAGGCACCATTCCTTGACGGACCGCGCATCATTGATGCGCTGTTCCAGGTCAGGCAGGGTCTCCACATCGGCAAGCGGACTCAGCGGTGTGGGCTGGATGACGGGGACACCGGCAGTGGCCAGCTTCTCGCTCTTCTCGCGGTTCACCCGCAGGAGTCGTTTGAAGCGTTTCACCTGCCATGGCAGCAGATTCTCAAACCCCTTCATCTCTTCGGGAGACTCGGGCAGTTCTGAATCAACCGTGATCTCGTCAGGGTTGCCATTGGGATCCTCAGCAGGCACTTCCGGCTTGGCCTCTTCGCCCGTTTCTTCAACGGTGGAAGTTTCCGCCTCGTCAGCGCCTTCGGTTGTTTCGTTCGTTTCTGTATCGCCGGACTCGTCAGGAGTCCGCTGTTCTCCGGCCTTCTCATCATCCGAAGCCTCGGCGGCAAACGCCTTTGCCATCGCCGCCCGGAAGGGATCAGCGGAAAGCACAGTCGGAGCGCGAGGGGTCGCGTCGGGCGCAGCAGCAGCGGCAGGAGTGCTCGGTGCAGCGGTCGCGGCAGTGGTCTGGGTCTGCGTGGTTTTCTCAGCCATAGGTCAAGCCTTGCCGTAGCAAGTGACCCCATTGTCCATGACTTCCCCGGACCGTAAACACAGCCACCGCTTAACCCTGCGTAACGCTGCTCAACTCTGCGCAACTGGCACCGGTGCCTGCCGGGAGCCATCCACTTCCGGCTCCGCTACCGACCCCAGCAGCAGCGCCCGCGCCGCATCCTCAAAGCCCAGCGCTTTCCCCGCGAATTGGGCGCGCCACTCCGCTGATGTGGGAGCCGTGCTGGCAATGCGGTTGTCACCCGCAGTCGCGGTGTAGGCAGGCGGGTTGTGCCCGCGCTCCACGGCATCCAGCCATAAATCGCGCAGCACGATCAGCACCGCGTGCATCAGCTCGCTGTCCGCGTGCTCATGCAGCAGGCGGCTCACCTTCTCATCCGCAAGCGGCTTGAGTGGCAGGAGACAGAGGGGTGTATCAGCATTCATAATTCATCCTTCATCATTCAGCCTTTCCTCACGCGGCCTCCTGTTCCGTCACCGGCTTCACTTGGTTGCGGCCCGTGATGGCATTCTGCTGCTGCCCAAGCTGCAAGGCATGAAACTTCAAGCGGTTGGCAATGCGCTCTTGCACATCCATATCTTCGGTGAGCAGTTTCTGCGCGCGCGTCGGTCCTTTGTCACCCAGCGGTGTCAGGCCCATAATGTCGCCCTTGTCATTCACCTGCACGCCGAAGATGCGCTTCAGCGTCTCCAGTCGCGTAGCATGATCGCCCGGCTTGTAGCTCTCGCGCTCATCGAACTGCGTGCCGGTGAGGATCTCGCCCGCGATGCGCTGTTCGTCCTGGGCTTCGTCCTGCTTGCGTTTGTCGGGGTTGGACACCAGCGCCTTCGCCTGCGCAGGCATCAGCTTCGCCATCAGGGCACGCGCCCACGAGGCCTTGTCGATCAGGTTCAGCGGATCCATGCGTCCCACCAGCTCCGCGCTCTCCATGAATTCCTTCGTCTTGGACGAATCGAAGTCCGCCGCGTCGAAGTCCATCTCCAGCGAGAGCTGGCCCTGAATCTCCGCCTTGGTCACGCGCAGGTCCACCGGCAGACCACCGATGAACGCCGCCTGCAACTCGTCAGGCACGAACTGCTGAATCAGCTTGAAGGTCTGCTTCCGCACCGCCAGCACTTCCTCCATGAAGTCACTCACGAGGATCTGCCGCGCCGCGAGCTTCACCTCCGGATCCACCAGCGGCCCGCGTGCCCAGAACTCATCGAACAACTCCTTGCTCAACTGCTGCGCGCTCGCCGTGCCGCGCGCATCGGTCTGCGGGTTCAGCACAGTCACCACGCCCATGTTGGGATTGCGGCTCACGATCTGGTGGCCCGGTGCCCAGCGGAAGCGCTTGCCCTCGGCCATGTGTGGCACCTGCATCGGCGGCTTCACACGAAGGTCAGCATCATCGCTCAGCGCATCCACATGATCCTTGCGGTTGTTCTGCAAGGTAAAGCTCAGTTCTCCTGCGCCCTTCGATGCCAGTAGATACGGCGCTCCAAGCTGCGTCACATGCGAGCGGAAGGGGAGTTCACCATGATCAAACGGGCACACCTCATGCAACCCGCAGCCCTCGTTGATCTTCCCATGAAGCACCGTGTGACAAAGGCCACGCACGCCTTCCAGCATCTCCGGGCGATAGTAGAGGTGCAGGATTTGGAACTCGTCTTGATCCGCCTTCGCCAGCGGGTCTGCCGCCTTCAGCCCGCAGCGCACATGCCCACCACTCAACAGCCAGGAGTGCCCAGTGATCCCCATGCCGGAAAGGTCCAGCGACAAGCCCGGCCCTGCCTCCAGCACGGAAGCCACCCAGTCGGCATCATAACCCTGCGAGGCCTTGCGGGCCTCCAGCTCACCGCGCGTGACCCACTCCACCATGCAACCCCAATGCTTTTGCAAATCGCTCGCCGTCGGCGGGCCGAAGAAATCCACGAACCATGTCAAGGCACGGTGCTCAGGTTGCTCGTCCTTCACGTCCACGGCGTAATACATCGCTGCCGCATTCACTCGCAGCTCGCGCGCCAGCCTCATTGCCTCAGCCTCGGGCATGTTCGCATCCAAGGCTTTCAGCGTTTCGGCAAACAGCTTCAGTTGCTTCGGATCAGCGCGCATGTCCATCAGCCGTTGTTCCACGTTCTGCGTGATCAAGGCTTGTTCTTCCGCGCTCAGTTGCTCTTCACTGCCGCCCGCTTCCGTGCCTTCATTCTCCTGCGCGATCTCGCCGCGCATCATCGCCGCCTGCTCCATTGCTGCCTTCACCAAGGCCTGCACGATCTCGTCAATGCTCAACTCCATGGGCACCAGCTCCAAGTCCCGATGCCAGCCCGTAAACAGGATGCCGCAGCCATACTCTTCCGTGATGTCCTTCCACCGCGCCACCTCGCGCCGGAAGTTCGCCCGCGTCTCGTCTTCGTAATACGCAAAGGTTTGGCCCCAGGCCATCGCCTTCATCTGCGGGTCTTCCTCGGGCGCGGCATTGCGCGGCCCCAGGCGCTCTTGCCTGCGTTGCACCGCCAGCCGGCAGAAGTCCGAGCGCTCGCGAATCACCGTGTCGATCAGCCGCAAGCGCACATCGCTCGCGCCGTTCCATGGGTAGGCTTCCACCTCCTCGCCGGGAGAGGAACGCCGCGCCCCGGTGCGTGGCGGTGCCTTGCCCCACTTGCGTCCGTCATCACTCTGATTCTCCCAGTAGCACTCACGTGCATCGTGGTTCAGCTCCATGCGCCGGAAGTAGTCCAGCGCATTCGCACCCTTCAGCGAGCGCTTCATGTCCTCTATCAAACGACCGCACGCGGCGGCATCAGGTTTCGAGTGCAGTTTCAGCTTCACTAGCGGGGAAGCTTCATTCGGATCAACAGCAAGACGGCGGGGCATAGGACGGCAATGGCAACGGGTTCAACAACTCAGTGCGCATGCCGCCCTGGCGGAGTGCAGTCTTCCCGTGTCGAGCACGGCAGGGCATCGGCATGATGCACGATAGAAGCCGCTTGACAAGCATCTTGCACAAGCCCGTCCAGTTGTTCGTCCGTGACCATCATCACTCGGTCCTTGGCCATCCACGGAAAGGACAGCCGTGCTCCCGGCGGGATTCGAACCCACAACCAAGGGTTTATGAGACCCCTGCTCTAACCTTTGAGCTACAGGAGCGTCTGGTGATATAGGCGATATTGACACGCGGTTCATGGTTAGGCAAGGGCTTGAATTCATTCACACGCGGCGATCACCGCATCCCGGTCATAGAGCTTCCGCTTCCGCCGTCCGTAGAGCTTCCCAGGCACGGGTGCGCCATCGCCCTCGATGAGCGAGCGCGCGAAGCCGATGGTGAACCCCTTGGCCTGCACAAGGTCCAGCACCTCGCCATGCTGAATCTTGCGCCGGTAGTGCCGTTCTTGGATGGTGATGAGGTCGGGTGTCGGTGTCGTGGTCATAAATCAGCGGCCTCCATCTTCATTGGTTTCACAGTGCCCTTCGCCGTCGCACACGCCCGAGAGCGTGATCAACATGCGGGCGCGGTCCATGGCTTCCTTGTTGGCCTGGTCGGTGTCCGGCGGGGCCTTCATCGTATCCGGGCACCAGTAGGTGCGGAAGGTGAAGATCGTGTCCGTCACATCGGACTTCCATTTGTCGTTCACCTTCTCCGCCACGAAGATGAGGCCGGGCAATCCGTTGATGCGTTCGGTCACCTTGCCCATCACGGCCATGATGCCTTGCCCGTGATCGTCGGTCTCGTGAACCTCCCAGAACTCCGCGTGCTCGGTTTCGTTCAGCACGTCCAGGTTCTTGCGCGTGACACCGTTGCTTGACCTGGTGCCGCCGAGGAAGCGCTTGTCCGCGACATTGCGCATCGGCAGGCAGAACGGCCCCGCAAGTTCGAAGCCATCTTCCCACACCAGCGGCCCGATCAGCGCCTCTCCCTGCCACGGTTCGCCGGTTGCCTTGAAGCGCGCATAGACGAAGGCCAGCAGCTCCCAATAGACCTTCGTTTGAAAGGTGAACTCAGGATCGAGCCGTTGCTTCGCCGCCGGACCCTTGCTGCCGTTCTTCAGCCCGGTCTCACTTGGCACCGCCCACGCGCCCGGATCAATCATCATGTCGCCATCGCGCACAAGGAACCCCGGATGCGGCCACTCGGCCAGGCACCACACCCGGCCATCCACATCGACGAGGTAAACGCCAAAGCTCCACGGCTTGCTCGGGGCCGGATCGCACGAGACATAGATCGTGCCGGTGCGTGGCACCACCTTCCACGCTTGGAAGTGATCGTCTGTGAGGCGCGAGGCAAACAAGCGATCATCCGCCGCCTGCGCATCGCCATAGAGCTTGATGCGAATCGTCGTCTCATCGCTCTCACCATAGCTCGCGGACAGTTCGTCGTAGCTGTTCACAGCCGCGTTCTGGGAGGTGTGCAGGAAGCACGTCAACCGCGTGGGCACCGCCCCATACGCGATGCGTGGCACCATCGGGTCATTCACGCCCGGCTTGCCCGCCAGCTCCGGCGCGATCACCTTGTATTCGGTCGGGTAGTGTGCGCCATCGAGGAACCGTTGCACGGTCGGTGTGTAGCCTTCTTCCGGCGTGTAGCTGATCAGATGCACGCCATGCAGCAGCGCACCGAGCAAGGCCGCGTGTGGTGGCTTGGCTTCCGGCTTGCGGTCCACCATGGCCTTCAGCAGCGGCAGCAAACGCAGCATCTTCTCCCGGTGCCAGCGCTGCTTCGTCTGCACCGCCCGCGACACCAAGCGGTCAAACAACGCCTTCACGTGCTCCATGGGCACGGCTTCGTCAGACCACACAAACGACAGCGAGTAACCGCGATAACTCTCCACCTCCTGCTTGAACATGCGGAATTCCAGTTCGCCACCACCGCTCATCTTGCCGCCGGTCTCATCGGTCATCTGCATGACGCGCTTGAACTTGCCATCGGTGAACTTGCCGCCGCTGAACTTCGCCTTCTCATGCTTGGTCTGCTTGATCTTGCCCGCTGCGCCTCCGAGCGCTTCCGGCGGCAGGAAGGCTTCCACCGGCTTCTGCTGGAGCTGCTCGCTGGTGTCTTCGGTGCGTGACAGGCAGAACACATTCGCCCGCGTGGTGTGGAAGTAATGCGACACCGTGCCCGCCGCCGCGATGAAGGACTTGCCCGAACGAATGCCTCCACTCACGAACATCTCCAGCACCCGCCCCGGATACTCCAGCCGCAATTCACACAGTTTCAATAGGAATAGCCACCAGTCCGCAGGCACCCACAAGTTCCAGCCGCCGCCCTGCGTGCCGAGTCCGAGCGGATCCTCAAACATCGCGTCGATCTGCAACCCGCGCTGGTTCACGAAGTCCGCCGCGCGTTCCTCACCAACGCCGCGCATCTCTTCGACGCTCATCATCGGCACCACGCGGCCCACGTCCACGCCGTTGCGGTCGGTCTCCTGGAGTTCGTGGATCGCTTTGATCAGTTCACTCATGCTCCGCCGCCTCCTTCACAGGTTGAGTTTGTTGGATCGGCACCACGTCGATCACCCTCGGTTCCGGCAGGCTTGGCCGCTGCTTCAGTTGCTCGCGCAGCTCATCAAGGTTCACGCGCACGCGCACCTCCTTCACCACGCTCGGTGTCCCACTGGTCTGCGCGGCAATGTCCGACATGAGCTTCGTGGCCATCGACGTTGCCCCGAGGTCACCCTTAGCATTCGACTTGTCGATGAGTTCATGCGTCTTCGCGATGCCCGCGCCGCGTGCGAGCCGCGCGCGCATGGCGTCGATGCGGTCAATGTCCGCAGGCTCGAACTCGGCGGCGATGCGGGCCGTGATCTGGTTCCGCAGCGTGCCGAGCGCCGCCTCTTTGACCTTGATCTCACCGTCCGTATCGAGCTGCCACTTGCCGGCATTATCGACCATCAGCAAATGCGCGTGCCGCTCGAACTGCCGCACGATGCGCCGGGCAATCTCCAGCACATTGGTAAGCAGCATCTCCCTGATGAGATGCTTGGCGAACTCCCATTCCTCGGGATGCCTGCGCACCCACTCAGTGCCCGAGTGCTCCCGCCACTTCGGCGGCTCCGGTTCCGGCAGGTCGGTGAATGGAAGGAGATTACTCATAGATCAAAAGGGAATTTCATCATCCTCCGTTGCCGCCATCTCCTCACCTTGCGCGGCTGCCGTCGCTACCGGCGTGCGCTGCGGCGCGGGCTTCGGTCCGTTGTCATACTCGCGGGCATTGCCCAGAATCGGCAGCTTCGGCGGATCGTCACTCTCACGCTCCTCCTTCGTCGAAGGCTCGCAAATCCAGTGCGTGTTGTCGAAGTCATCCGGGCCGTTCTTGTTTGGCACCAGGGACAGTGCCAGATTCGCCCCCCCTTTCTTGCCAAAGCGAATGCGCGAGGACGGCAGCGCGATCACGATGCAGTCGGTCGGTTCTCCAGCTTTGTTCTTCAGCGTCATGCGGTGCGCACCCTGGAGTTTCAGCACGTCAATGTAGCAGTTCAGTTTGTTGGCCATGGTCGTTGTCGTTTGTTGTTGCTAGGGGTTGAAAATCTTCTCCACGTCGCCACCGGCGGAGACGTAGTCGTTGAGGTCCGCGCCATCCTCGGGCACAAGCCAGGTGCGCACGCGGGCGTGCTGCGTTTGCAGTTGCTCGGTCCAGCGCTGCACTGCCATCTCGCACGCGGCATCGTGCTGCTGGGCAATAATCACCTCACGTCGCTCAAAGAACGGCAGCGCACGCGGATCAATGAGATTGCTCGCGCCCCAGATGCCAACGGGGATCACATCGTAGCCCAGCCCGCGAATGTCCCAGCCCGCGAGGAAGTCGCCGGTGCCTTCAACGAGCAGGATCGTAGAAGCGCGGTGCTCAATCGCCACGTCGATGCCTACCGGCCAGTGCGCGTTATTGCCGGTGCGGCCCAGCACCTTCGTGGGCTTGCCGTCCTTCACCCAGAACGGCAGCGCCTTGCCGTTCGCATCGGCATCCATGCGGCGGAACTGCACGTTGCACGGGTTGCCCACATCGAGAACGGCGTAGCAGTTGAAGTCTTCACTGCGCCAGCCGCGATCATTCTCCCAGTGCTCACGGCAGAACCGCACACAGCCAGCATCGTGCGCCATCTTGAGGCCCGTCCAGTGCAGACCGCGTGCCTTGGCGATGATCTTAAAGGCAGTCTCCGCGCCCATCTTGAGCTGCTCCGCGCGTAGCAATCGGGGCAGGGGACGCCGTGTCATCGTATCCTCGAAGCGCAGATGCACCGTGCGTTGCACCTTCGGCTTCGACTTCTCCTCTTCGGTCAGTGGCCGCCCCTCCAAAATCTCCGCCGCCGCGATCGCGTTCTCCGCACCGTCGAGTGCCATCACGACATCAATCACGCTGCCGATGTAGCCGCAGCGCGTCCAGCACTTGGCATACTGCTTCGCGCCGTGAATGAACAGCGAGGCCTTGTTGTCGCCATCATGGAACGGGCATTTGCACGTGAAGCCGCCCGCCGCGCGCTTCACCTCGATGCCGCGCCGCCCGAGGAAGTCCTCGATGCGGTGCCGCGCTTTGATGTCGTCGAAGTCGATCATGCGCTGCGCTGCCTCAAGGTGGGTTGCGGTTGTGCAAACGGCACCACCTTGCGTTCCGTCAGAGCATCCAGCGGGCTGATCACATCCCCGCTCTCGCGCGGCACGCAGTGCGTGTAGATCATCGTCGTCTCCACACTCGTGTGACCAAGCCATTCCTGAATGCGGCGAATGTCCGTTCCCTGTGCCAGCAAATGCGTGGCAAACGAATGCCGCAGCGTGTGCGCCGTCACTCGCTTGGCGATGCCCGCCTTGCGTGTCGCTGCCTTCAACGCCTTGCCCAAGGTATCCTCATGCACATGATGCCGTCTCACGATGCCTGTCAGCGGATCACAGCTCTCCCCCTTGGCCGGCCACAACCAGAACCACGGCCAGTCCTTCCCACCATTCGGAAACTTGCGCTCTAGCCCATCCGGCAGATACACGCCCGGACGACTCGTCGCCCGGTCTCGGTCGTAGATCACCCGCATCCTCTGCACATGCTCATGCAACTCCATGATCAGCGTGCGCGGCAACGGCACCACGCGGTCCTTGTCACCCTTGCCCCCGCGCACATCCACCGTGGGATGATCCGTCATCAGATGCACATCCTTCATGCGCAGGCTCAACAACTCATTCAACCGCAGCCCCGTGCCAAACGCCAGCCGAGCCATCAGCCGCGCGCCCGGTGGCAACGCCGCCAGCAACAGACTCATCTCCAGCATCTCCAGATACACCGGCAGCTTCTTCGGACGCTTCGCCCGCGCCCATTTGCCCAGCTCGCCCAGCGGCTGCTGCAACACATCCCGGTAAAGAAACACCACCGCATTGAGCGCCTGATTCTGCGTGCTCGCGCTGCAATGCGGAGCCATCTGCTCCAGCCATGAACGAAGCTTCTCCTCACGCGACAATTGCGGACAACTCTGCACATGCCGCCCAAAGCGCTTGATCCATGCCGCGTAAGTCCGCTCCGTGTGCAGTGACAGCCGCCGCATCCGGCAGACGGTGTGAATTTGATGTTCAACTTCGGCTTTGTTCATGGCTATCTGGAAGTTTGTTCGGGTTAATCACTGTTATGCCCCGCGAAAAGATCGCCTTGGGCCAGTTCGTCGGTGATGCGTTTCAGGGCCGTGGCGTAGTGCGCGGGGTCGAGTTCGATCCCGATGGCGCGGCGTCCCGTGCGGATTGCCGCG